AGCTAATCATTGACCGATGGCCATTCTGGTACACGAATTCCATGTTTCTCGGAAAAATGTCGGCTAAGTACAGCATATATCTCATTATAATCCTTTCGCTGCGCTTCTGCCGTTGATTCCTTGCCGATCACAATCTGCTGGATCGGCTTCCAAAGATGCTCTTTGGCCGAGATCATCGTCCAGGGAATTTCGGTTTCCGCTTTGAGCGTCTTTTTCATGTCCAGCCCGGCATCGTTCAACATCTTGGCCAGCTGCCCGAGCCACAAATGCAGCGCATTGTTCTGTTTCTTGGTGCGCTGCTGCCCGGTTTCCCAGCTGAAAGTCACATATCCATGCTTCTCAAACAACTCATCGACATGCTTGAGAAAGCCCTCTTTGGTGTGACTACTGTTCACTTTCCACGTTTGCCCTTCCATTTCGATCCTCTATGTAATCAGCGAAATCAAAGCCCCGATCTTCCGGGACATGTACCTGGCAGAATAATTTTTGTTTTGCGAGTCGCTTTGCCAAGTTGTAAGCAGCCGCCTGGCCCGTGAAGCTGGAATCGTTGTCCGCGTAGATATGTAGATGTTTTATTTCTTTTGGCGGGTTAAATTTCTCCAGAAGCCCAGCAGTTCCAGAAGCCCAGCATGGCATGTTGAATATCTTCATCACAGCCAGGGCAGTCTCGATCCCTTCAGCGATGCCCATTTCCGGGTAGATTTCAGTCAGCTTGATCGCGCTGCCAGCCAGTTCGCCGCACTTCGGGAATATCTTCTTCGGAGCCAGTACATTCGCCTTCTTGCCATCTGGTGTCAGATAGGTCGCATGAATGGTCACCGCTTTGTCGCCCTGGTAGAACTTGGTGATCATCGCGGGGAATTTGCCCAGTTCAGCGCCGTCTTGGTAATACGGCAGCGCCGGATGGAAGAATATGCCATTCGCCATTGGTAAGCCGCGATTGCGCAGATACAGCCGAACAGCACTGATCTCCGCGTCAACGTCGCAGCCCTGCATGATTCGATTCAGCCTTTGGCGATTGCGCTCCAAATTATCAACTGGCTTCGGATCGGCTTTTGTGATGCCGCCCACCATGTTGAAGATCTTTTTCGCAACTGCGCTCGCACTCTCGCCGGTCAGCTTCTGAGCCAGAAGCCATCCATCACCAGCGCCGCAGCTGTTGCAGTAATATGTGCCATCGCCGTTTTTATCGTCCCAGCGATATCGATCCTTGCCGCCGCACATCGGGCATGGCCCGTGCTGGTTTTTCAGGAATTGCTCTTCGACGCCCAGAGTTCTGAGTATGCCAGCCCACCGACCTCGGGCTTTATCCATAACATCACTCATTGTAATCCCACTGCGCATTCTTGATATCTGAATATTTATGGATGAATGCTCCGATATCCATTTTCCAAACGGCAGCGATTTTGATGGCAATAGATAGTTTCACATCTTTGGCGCGAATCCATCTGGCAACTGATTGCGGTCGGACGCCCAGTTCCCTTGCGATATCAGCCTGGCGCACAAACGTGCGATCCTGCGCATTGCGAACGCATTGGCCAAAATCTATAATGTCGGTGTTCATAGTTGTTTGTCCTCTCATATCCATGAGATCGTTTGGCCCGCCGTAAAAAGCGGGCCTTTTTTTGTTGAATTAAAATGGAATATCACCAAATTGTTCACGATCATCAGCTTTTTTTGATGGTTTTGCAACCGATTCCGATGATCCTTTGGAATCGAGCATTTGCATCTCATTGGCGACGATTTCGGTCGTATATTTCTTGACGCCATCCTGCTCCCACGACCGGGTTTGCAGCTTGCCTTCGACGTACAACTTCGTGCCTTTCTTGACGTACATCCCGACGATCTCAGCCAGCTTTCCAAAGAAAACGACACGATGCCATTCGGTTTTTTCCTGCTTTTCGCCAGTGTTTTTATCCTTCCAGGTTTCACTGGTCGCAACGCTAACATTCGCCACCGGCTTGTCGGTTCCCCGTAGTTCGGGATCTTGACCAACATTGCCCACCAAAATCACTTTATTTATTCCAGCCATTATTTGTCCTTCCTTTTGTATTTTTCGGTTAATTCTTCAACTTCTTCCAACATCTCAGCGACATATTGAGCCAGGGACGATATGAACTTTTCATCCCGATACACGCGAACCTTCAGCGGCTCGAAATCGGTGTGATATGAAAAGAAATCGCACCATTCACGCTCAGTCACCCACAACTGGCCCATCACTTGCGCCTTGTAGATATCGGGCAGAACCCCACCGCGCAAATATCCAATGTGAACATCGGTTGCAAACGGGCATTTGATCTCAAGAAGCCCATCATCGCCGATCAATCCGTCTGGGCTTGCGCCCGCATCAAGATCGTCATGCAGGCATAAGCCAATCTCAAAAACCTCTGTATCAAACAGAAATTCATAATACTTCCTCGCGATTGGTTCATGCTCTTTGCCATGCCGAGTCGCCGGAGTGTCTGGAGTAAACTGCCAGCGACCAGTACCACGCTCGCCGACCAGTTGATTGATGTACTTATCAATCGCGGCAGCTTTCTTGCCTGTTTTGGCAGTGATGATCCGATCAAAGCTGCTGGCGGTCGGAATCCCGCACCGCGCAGCAAACCAGCCCGGAGAACCCTGTTCGTGTTCACTCACTCTCATCGGTTTTCCCCGCTTTGATTTTTGCTTTGATGTTGGCGCGATACTTATCAATCAAAGCATCACATGCCGCTTTGAAATCCTTCTGCTGAATGTCTCCGATATCTTCAACGCCAAGAAATTGGCAGAATTTATCAGAATCAGCGCCAGATTCTTCGATCAGCTGATTAATTTCGTCGTACTGATCTTCAGTTATCGCGCAATCCGCATCTGAATCCGCTTCCGGCTCGGCTTCATCGCTTGGCGGCAAATCCTCGCCCGCATAGATATAATGCCCCAAACCAAACAGCGCAAAGCATTTGGTCAAGCAGCGCATTCTTGTCGTATTAATCTGGAAAGCATTCGGATTAGCGACCGGCTTGTTTCTGTTATCCATCACCGGAAGCCACATTTTGCGAGTCATATCACCAATTGTGACAATCACATTCACCAGAATCGTGCCGTCCTGCTGAACTTCATCATCAGCAATATAGAACTGCATTTCTGGATAATTATCCATCATGATGCCGTATGCCCATGCCCAAGACAGATAAGTCAAATTGCCTTTCTTTTCGATATGCTTGGAGCAGTCAATCTTGGATAAAACATCCCAGATGAATGCGGGAGTCATAGAAGCATGCGATTCAAGCGCTTCTTTCTGCGCTTTTTCAAACAAGTCCTGGCGTTTTTGTTGAAGCTGGACAACTTCTTCCAATTGATCTGGATTCATTATTTGCTACCTTTATGAACGCGGCAAAATTACCGCAGGACAGAGAATACCCCGTTCAGTTCATAAAAGCCAACAAAAAATGGTATTAATATGACCAGATGTGTGGTCGTGGAGCGCCGAATTCAAAATCCCCGGCGATATCAAGATGGATGAATCGGCCATTGCCCTTCTGGTTGACGCCGATCCCGGTGAACACACCCATGTTCTGAGCGTTTCTCAGCACCGCCAGGGCTTTATCTCCGCTCACTGATATGTCGGCAGCCACCCCGCCAGAATGCGTCCCTGGAGCCTTCTTGCGGCGTTCTACGGGATGCAGCTGGCAGCGGTAGCCAGAAGTGATGATAAACGGGAATCCGCAGATGTAGCGCAGGGCTTCCAGTGCTTCAAGAAAGGTTTCAGACATTTCACTGCCGTCTGAATCACATTCCCCGCACTGGCAAGCAAATTCCCGCAGATGGAAATATTTCATTCAGAAGTGTTGATGAACTTGGCGACAGCGCCCTCGATCTGATCATCAATGAAGCCATCAACAGCCTCGATTGCTTCGTCAGCGATCTCAGCGTATTTCGCAGCCATGATGATTGCGGTTTTCACGGCTTCGAACTTCTCTTTGCCATGACCGCCCTCTGGCAGCTGCTCTTCAGCGTTCAGAACCAGAGTTTTCAGTGATGTGATGATAAAAACGACAAATCGACCGATTTCGAATGCGAGTTTAAGTTTTCCCACGTTGTTTGCTCCTCTTTGCTTTGGCTTTACGGGCTACCGACAGAGCGATTGCTGTCGCTTGTTTCCGCGACTTTCCTGCTCTGATTTCGCGCCGGATGTTTTCAGAAATAGACTTCTCACTATATCCCTGAATCAATGGCATTATTCACGCCCCCAGGGATTTTTCAACACTACCGCTTCGACAAATATTGAAACTTCGTTCGATCCGCTGCTTGATTTGATATCGAATTCAAAATCCGTGCATTGGTTGATTCGGAATGGAACCTGGCGATTATAACTGCTTTGAGTTGTGGCAGATGTTGCTCTGGCCGTATTTATCAGCAAACCCTCTTTTGAAATAGTTTTATTTCTGAGCGTCAAATATTTGTTTTGGTTCGCTGTCGCAGAATTCAGATCTATTCGGAATATATACAAAGAATGATCAGCCGGGACAGTATAAACGCACATCTGCGAAATACCTTCGCTCGCACCAATGTAGCCATAAGTAGTTGCGCCGTTCTTTACTGAAATATTTCCTGCGTTCGTATCGTCCAGGCTTAACACCTGATTAATTCTCAAAAATTCTTGAGAGCCAGCGACCGGAGTTGTGGCGTCAGTGCCATCAGTTGTGATGATCTCGACCACTTCATCATAAAACTCATCAAGACCAGTGATTCTGATTCGCTTATTAGTATCTCCGGCAGCTGAACTGGATACAGACATCACGACCGCAGAGCTTGGTCTGGCGTAAAGCCCGCCAAAGTTCCAGATCGTTTCATAGTCAGTTCCCACATCAGCATTATAGCCAAAGAGATTAACCGCTCTGGCTTCAGCGATGTTGCTCCTCGCTACATCAAACAAAAAATGCCCGGATGGGTTCAGATTAGTGTATTCGCTCATTATTTACCGCCGAATTCAAAGTATACGCCGACCGCAATCAAGCCCAGAATGCCCATTGTGATGGCTCTGGCGATGGTCTGGCCGACTGTGCGCCTGGTATCTCGCCAGACATCGAGCAGGGAGCGGAGTTCCTTCATGTCATCGTATGCCTCGGCATCCGACAGACCAATATCTCGCAGGGCTTCCCTGGCTCCGCGTTTCGCGGCTTTATCAAGCAATATTTCTAGTTCCGCATCGGTCATGATTCTTCGTCAAAAGTATTGATTGATACAACTTGGAAATTCTTCTTTTTTCCGTCTTTGGTGTCATGCTTGCCCGAATACAGATCCATCAGTTCAATGATTTCCTGTATTTCGTGCGGCGTATATTGTCCCTGCCCGTGATAAATGATCGACAATATCAATTCGACAGGATCGTACTTTTCCATCTCATTTGCCCTTCGGCTTTTTCTTTTTGCCTTTGTGATACATTACCATTTCACCTTGTTAGACCAGTAAGCAGCTGACATTTTGCCTTTCTTGATGTTACTTGCATGCCTGGCTTTCCAGGCTAATCTCCGCGCTCTGTTGGCTTTGGATTCGCCCTCTCGATAGGGAGATCCCTTGACGCCCTGCTGCCCGAATCGAATTGTCTTGATCTGATCGCCTTCTTTCGCGACCACAACATGTGATTTCGTCGGATGGCCCGGTGTGCGCTTTGGCTTGTTGTATCCTTCAAGCCCGAGTCGAGTAAGTCGCGGATCTTTTGCCATGATTTCACCTTTTGCGAGCAGTCTTTTTGGCAATCTTTTTCGGTTGCCTGGACACCGATTTGCCCTTTTTCAGATCTTCCCGCTTTTTGCGAGTCGTTGCGCCGTATTCCTGCGGGCTTAGTGCGTCCCTGGCGGCTTTGGGCAGATACCGTTCCCCGGTTGCCTTCTTGCCCACCACTGACGGCTTGCCAGACTTGGTTCCCCAATCTTGCTTCGTCCACTTGGAAAGCGACTTCTGGGCCTTTGTCTTGCCGCCGGTATATCCACCACCGGCTTTGCGATATTCAGCACTAAGCAATTGAGCCTTGCGAGCCGACCATTTACCTGGCTGGCCGCCCTTCCCGCCGCGCATGATTTTGTCTTTCAGACGTTCGCGCAGTTGTGGTTTTGTATAAGCCATATCGGTAATTTTATCACGTTTATTTCATCAAAAAATGTTCGCGTCCAGCTGCCTGTTTTCACTCGGGATTTCGTAAGTATAGGACAGCATTTTGCCGCCGTTGCGCTTGAAAACGATCATTTCCATCACATGACTTGATCCGTATCCCTGGCTCGCATGCCAAGCATCTGGCGGTGCGAGAGTGCCGAACTTCTTCACCACCACCGAATTGTCG